TCTCCGGCGGTCATTTCAGCGGCGCCCCTTGGGGGTCACCCCCCTGGGGTGGGGGTGCCTTCGGGGGCGGTCAGCGGCGGTGGCCTCGGTGCCGGGTGGCCTTGCCGCCGGCCCTGCGGTTGCAGGCGGCGTGTTCGGGGCCGGTCCATGTGGTGCGGTCGTCTGTGTGGCCGAGGTCCCATGATGTGCCGGCGAGGATGGGCTTGCCGCATCGTGTGCAGCGGACGGCGCCTGTTGCGACCTGGGGTGCCCATTGCTTGCGGAGTGCGTCGTGTGTGGCGTCGTAGCCGCGCTGTGTCCTGCTGCCTCGTGCTTGTTCGTGTTGTGTGGCGTGGGTGGGGCAGCGGCGCTGGGTGGCGGGTATGAGTTCGGGGCAGCCTGCTGTTGGGCAGGGCTTACGTGGTGCGCTTGGCATCAGCTGTCGTACGCGTCGATGCGTGTGACCTGGTGGCTGGCGAAGTAGGCCATGCCATTGTCCAGCGCGAAGGCTAGGTAGGGCTGGGTGGACCAGCTGTCCAGCAGGTCCATCAGCGTGGATGCGTTGAAGTCCTCGACGGTGAGGTGACCGCCGTCGGTCGTGATGACTACCAGCTTCATGCTGTCGCTCTCCTTGGTGGGTGGGGCGTGCGCCCGCAGGATGGGCGTGGCAGGTAAGTGTTGCCCGTCCTTCGTTGGGTTAGCGCCTGACGTTGACGGGCGCACGCTTGGTCCCTCGTCTCCCGACGATGTCCACCTATACAGGTGGGACCGTGTTGGTCCCGTGAGCCAGAGGGATTTGAACCCTCATCTCGGTCTCCCGATAGCTAGCCAGCGGCCCTGATGTCGCGCCTAGGTCCTCAGTTATTCCCCGGCGGGGAGGACTCCGCGGTACACCCGAAGGTGTTTCGCGCCATCTCAGGCGCTCGTCAGCCGCTTAGTTGCCGGGCCAGATGTTCCCAATGTCAGCGCGACTGGGGAACCCACGGGTGGGCCGTGAGGAATCGAACCTGCCCGCTCGGCGATCAACCCGAGGGTGCAACCATGCCAGCCCGTGAAGTGCAGCAACCCTCGATCTGCTGGGGGATGATCGAGGGTTGCTGCTGCCTGCCGCTCATGTTCGGCAGGCTATTCAGTTGTGTGGTCGGGCCCTGATTTTGGCAAGGCTCGGCGTGCTTCTAAGTGTACACCTGTGGATAACTGGATATGTCGTGTGACTAACTTGCGTGTCGCATTGGCGTAGTGGCGTGGTCGATCTGTTTGGCTAGCCATTCCCATTCGTGCTGTGGCCAGATGGGCAGGTTGCGGTGCCAGCTTCCGCAGCCTGCCTGGTCTGGTTCGCAGACGCCGGACTCGCAGCGGATGACGGGCTGGGTGCTGTGCTCGGGCCCGATGGTGCGGACGTACAGGGTGCGCTGGTTGCACCATGGGCAGTCTGCCTTGAGCAGTTGGCCGTCGCTGATCTCGCTGAAGTGGTGGGCCAGGCTGGCCCGGAGCTTGGATGCCTCCTCGTCAATGTCCATGACGATGTCCGGGTCGGTGTCGTCGAGGTGGTTGCGGATGTAGTTGATGAGCAGGAGCGGGTCGTCGTAGCGGTGGGTTGCAGTGCGGATGAGCATGGCGTGGTGGCCGAGGTGGGTGGCGACGCGGCGCGCGAGCTTGGCCATGGTCTTGGTCAGGTCGATGGCCTTGTCGAGGGTGTCGAGGTGGATGGGTGCCGGTGACTCGCCGAGGGTGAAGGCGCCGCGTTCCAGTTTCTCGATGCGGGCCTCGGCGTCGAGCCGGGACCGTTGCTCCTCGGTCAGGGTGGGTTCGCGCCAGGGGCGGGCTGTGCCGCGGTGGAGCGCGGCGCGGAGGTCTGACCAGCGGGCGTAGATCCAGTCGAGGTTCTCTTCGACAGTGATCATTCGTCTTCCTCGATTTCGACGGTGGCGACGGCGTACCGTTCGCGCCGGCCGACTTCCTGGGTTCTGCGGGTAAGTGAGACTGCGTGCACTTCGGCGTCCTCGACGTCGTCGTACAGGTCCGGTGCCTGGAACGCGATCGACGGACGTCCTGATGCCTGGTTGAACTCGATGACGACGTATCCGATGGTCCTCATTCGGCCACCTCATAGGTGGCAGCGAAGATGTCTGGCTTGCATGGGTAGAACTCGCCGTTCACGCCCTTGATGATCCAGTCGCCGAGGCTGGCCTTCATCACGCCTTCGAGCGTCGGGATGTCGATCCACTCGGCAACATCGGTCGGGTCACTCGCCTTGGCCTCGAAGTTCTCACGGCCGCCACACCACTTCGCGATTGGACCTCCGTTTCCACGGTCGTACTTGACCGCCTCGATGACTACGGGCTTCTTACGGAACTTCTGGACGTCGCTCATGCTGCTTCGCCTTCTTCCTGGTTCTTGGTGGTTTCGTAGTGGTCTCTGGTGCCAGTGAGGATGGCGACGAGTTCGCCGACGGTGAGGGTGACCCATTGATCTTCGGGCCGGCCTTTGCCGTGGCGTTTGTGGATGATGAGGCCGGCGAGTGCGTCGTCGTTCCCCCGCTCGACTTCTGCTTCGGTCGCCCATCCGCCGAGGGCGAGCTTGGCGGTGTTTTTGCATTCGAGGACGATGCGGTGTCCCATGTGGCGGAGCCCGGCGATGTCGCCGCGGTCTTTGGTGCCGTTCTTGACGCGCCGGTCGATGCGGTCGTCGACGTGGGTGGCGAGGTAGTCGGCGACGAGACGTTCGAAGCTGGATCCGGCCTTCTTGGCTGATGCCCTGGTGCGGCTCACTTGGCGGATCCAACCTGCAGAACGATGAACGGTGAGCCCAGGCGCGCCAGCTTGTTGCTGTTGATGGCCGCCGTGTCGTAGCCGCACCACAGCCCGTCACGCTTCTGGCTGACGTCCCCTTCTGCGTCGAGGACCACGGACTCCTCTGGCAGTGCGAGCAGCTCGTCTGCGGTGGTGATCTGATGTGGCTTGCGGTAGCCCGCTGCGAGGATTGCGTCTGCCAGGATGTTCGCACCTGTCGCCGAGATGGTTCCTTCATCCCGGTGTGAGGTGGTCCAGATAATCCTCCCGAGCTCCTCGCGCCTCTCCTGGCGTTCGTGGATGGCTGCGACGAGGCGCTGACCTTCGGGGTCGTTGAGCTGCTCGGGGGTGACGTTAGAAGTCTGGTTGGCCATTGGTGGTCTCCTTGGTTGCTGGTCGTTGGATGAAGCCTGGGAAGCGTGCGCCGCATAGGTGGGCGGGGATGACGGTCTTGCCGTGATGGTTGGGTGGTCGTGGGCCGTACTTGTGGGCGCCGTCGCGGTCGCTGAGTTCGTAGCTGGTGCCGCGGGGCTTGAGGGTGAAGGTGGGCCGGCCGGTGATGATGCACGCGAGTTCCTGCTGCTCGGAGAGCGGTGTCGGGTCTGCGGTGACCATTCCGGCGCAGAGGTCGGCGTCCATGCCGTGGAGGGTGAGCTGGTCGCAGCCTGGGCAGCGCTGCCAGCGTGCGGCTCGGAATCCGCCGGTCTTGGCTTCGAGGAGCTGCTTGAGCCACTCGTCCTGCCCTGGCTTCTTGCCGGCCTTGGTGGGTGCGGGGAAAAGTGCGGCTTGTTTCACTTCGAGGCCTGCCGAACCCGAGTGACGTTAGTGACACAAGTTTTGATAAGTCCGACCGCGAGTGCGTGCGTACGCGGTGAAACTGATAGTTGTAAAGTTGTGTCACTCGTGTCACTAGTAAGCATGCTGATGACATGAGTGACATAAGTTTCGTCGCTTGCCCTACGCGTGCGCGCACGTAGGCTATCCGACGAAAGTTGTGTCACTAATGTCACTCGGGGCAGTGACATAACTTTTGGAGTTGTGTCACTCGGGGCCACTCGGGAGCTGTGGGCGCCTCGATTTGGGCGTGCGTTACCCAGGGTCGGCCGTGCGGCGTGGAGATGGGCGTGGGTCATTACCAGCCGCCTCGATCGCCGTCGTGGTCGTCCTGTTCGGTCTGTGCGGAGAGCAGGGTGATCCCGCCATACCTTCTGGCGCCGCCGGTTCCGCGGGGCGCCTGGGCGCCTGTGAGGACGCCGTGTCGTCTGATCTGGGACTGGAAGGCGCGGCCCCTGAGGGCGGTTTCGCCGTTGTCGAGGCACCAGCGTTCGTAGGCGGCCCGGATGGCTGAGACGTCGGTAGCGAGGTGCGCCGCCGCGGTTCCTGGGTGGAGTGTGCATTCCTCCTCGATGAACCTGCCGACGGTGTCTACAGAGTGGGCGTAGTCCTCGGTGGCTGCCTTGACGCCGGCTGGTTCCTGCAGGCCTTTGGCGGCGTACTCGGCCGCTCCCCGGGCTATCCATGCCAGCACGGCGGGGCCGTGGTCGCGGGCGAGGATCCCTTGCAGGTCCTCGATCATCTGTGAATCCGGAACCGTGTGAGTGAACGGAATCAGCCGCAATCGTCTCCAGAAGGAGTGGCCGCCGGATTCGACGGCGGGCTGGTGGTTGCCCATGAGCCAGAGCTGGTGGGTGGGTTTGAACGTGAAGTCGTCCTGGCGCATGAACCGGGCCGTGAGGGTGTCGCCGCCGGCGAGGGCTTTGACCTTCGCTTCGTCGAACTTGTCGTCCTCGTTGACTTCCGAGCAGATCACCATGCGCTGCCCTGCCAGGCGTGCGATCTCGGTGGTGTGGGGTGCGTAGTTGGAGGCCATGAGGAAGCCGTTGGGGCTGGTGGTGGCGTAGTCGCCGAGGACGCCTTTGATGGCTTCGAGGAACACGCCTTTGCCGTTGCCGCCGCCGCCGTAGGCGAAGGGCAGCAAGTGTTCCCGGACCTCGCCGACGGCCGAGTATCCGACGAGGCGTTGCATGTAGGCGATGAGTCCTTCGCCTTCGGGGAAGGTCTGGTTCAGGAAGGTTTGCCAGAGGGTGGTGTCGGCGTCGAAGTCGGGGGCGCAGGAGGTGATGCGGGTGTGGAGTTTGGTCGGGTCGGGTGGGGTGAGTTGGCCGGTGCGGAGGTCGATGATGCCGCCGGGGGTGTTGAGTTCCCAGGGGTGGGCGTCGAGCTGGTCGATGGTGACGGTGATGCGCGGGTCGGTTTGGGCTTGGATGAGCATGTCGGAGGTGCCTTTGGCAGACAGTGCGCGGCGCTTGTGGTTCTGCGCTTCCGTGCCGGCGTCGGGGAGGGCGCGGGCGATGGCCTTGGCGTATTCGCGGGCCGCTCCCCCGGTGCCGTGCTGCCATTCCCAGACGTTACCGTTCCACGCGAGCCAGCGGCCGCGTTCGGAGCAGTAGCGGAGCCGGTCACCGTACTGGTCGATGAGCGCCTGGGCGTTGCCGTCGTCGGAGCGCTGCAGGGTGACGGACGGTGCGCGGTGGTCGTCGATGTCGTGGACGGTGGCGAGCGCAGCTGTCCCGGCCGTCATCTGCTGGACGTGGGGCGTCAGGTCGGACTGCGGCAACGGGGCCGGGGTCACGGTCGGCACGGAGTGGAGTTTGCCGGGCAACGGGACGCGGACGGGCCGCTGTGGCTCGGAGCCGTGGCCTTTCTTGCGGAGCTCGGACGCGGCGGCAGCGTGGTCGCCGCGGTGGTGCAGGAGCGCGTAGGCGCCGAACTTGGTGTACGGGGTTTCCTGTTCGAACTCGGTGGAGGAGGTGAACACGTAGAGCCGGTCGCGGTCCTCGGCGTTGCCTGTGGTGGCTGACATGCCGAGGGTTTTGCCGGGGCGGCGCCAGTAGGTGGTGCGGCCGGAGGTGAACAGCTTGGTCCACCCTGCGGGCTGCAGGATGTCCGCCCAGGTGGTCTTGTTTTCGAAGTCGTCGCCGGGGGTGGTTCCCTCGAGGGGGTCGCGTTGGGTGGTGGTGACGGAGAAGGCCTGCTGGGTGACCTCGGGCGTGTACTCATTCAACGTTCCGAGGAGGGCGTGGAAGGCTTCGCGTTCGTCCGGGGTGATGGTGGGGATGGTGGATGGGCCGCCGGCTACCCGTACCCAGGGCTTGCCGGTGGGGTGGACTGTCCCGGCTGAGGGGGCGACGACGACGAAGCCGCCCTCGGATCGGGTCTCTGCGAGGGTTTCTTTGTTGGCTGCTTTGGCGAGCTTGGTGTTGCCGGGGAACTTGAAGCCTTCGGGGTAGGAGATCTTGTAGAACCAGTGCCAGCCGCCGGAGGGTGACTGTTCCAGCCATCCTGAGCAGAGGCGTGCCCAGAGGTCGGCGAGGCCGGTGTCGGTGGCGAGCTGGGCGATTTCGGGGAGCCGGTCGGCGCCGCGGCCTTCCACTTCGGACATTTCGAGGTTGCCGGAGATGGTGCCGGTGATGATGCCGATGCCCTGGTTGCCCTGGGCGAACCATTCGTGGAGTTTGGTGGTGGATGCGCGGAGGGTCTGGTATTCCTTCCAGCCGCCGGCGGGTCGTTTGGTGCCGTCGGTCATGACGGGGACGACGGAGAGGCCGGCGGCGGCGAGTTCCTTGGCGGCTTCGAGGGTGCTCAACGGGCGGTGTCCTTACGGGTGTGGTGGTTGTTCTGGGTTTGTGCAGGCGCATCGTTGGGCTGCTCCGTCGTCGGTGTAGACGATGCCGCCGCAGGGCGGCCACTCACCGTGGTGTGTGCCGTGGTGGTGGCCGCAGCCTGGGCAGCGCTTCACTCGGTTTTCCGCTGGAGGCCGGACCGTGCGGGGATGTTTGCGTTGCAGTTCGGGTGAAGGTCGGACGCCCCGATCAGTTCCGCGCCTTCTTCGGCGTCGTTGGCGAAGCAGTCGAGCTTGTCCAGGACGGCTTGGGCTTCCTTGATGGCTTCGCGGAGCTCGTCGGCGGCGACGCCGGCCATGTCGCGGAGCCGGTACATGACGTCGATGATGTCGCTCATGCTGTTGCCTCGATTGCGTTGGTGATGATCTGGATGGTTTGGGTGGCGGCGGCCGCGCGGGCTGCCTCGGCTTCGAGGGCAGCTGCTTCGCGGGCCCGGAGGATGTCGTAGTCCATGTGGATCGAGCGGCTCATGACTGCTTCGCATCCTCGGCGAGTTCCTTGGCATAGGTCGGGCACTCGTAGTCTTTACAGAATCCCCACCGGCCGCCCCAGTGGCCGCCACCGTCGGGGCAGATGCCCATGTCGTCGCGGTGCCGCTCGAGGGTGCGGGGCTCGCGCCGGCCTTCCAGTTCGTCAGCGACGCCCTCCAGGACGGAGAGGACGCTGCGGCCGTCGAGTTCGCCCCAGGAGCCCCGGATTGCTTGGCCGTATTCGCGGATTGCCTGGGCGATGACCTTCTTCTTTTTCATGCTGTTGCCTCCAGGGCTGTGGTGATGAGGTGTTTGGCGAACGCGGCCCGGACCTTGTCGTCGGTGGCCACGTACTCGGGGTTGTTGGGCTGGTAGTAGGTTTCGACTTGCCATGTGCAGCCGGTGCAGGCGTGGACCATGAGGTCGCCGTCCGGGTAGCTGTAGAGCGAGTGGGAGTGGACGTGGTCCGGGGCGGCGGTCAGTGGAACGTCCGTTTCCCAGCCTCGGCCGCAGCGGCACCCGGTGAGGAACTTGCGGATGTTCCCGGTGCTGATGGCCCGGCTCATCGTGCTGGCCTTGTCGCTGCCTGGTGGCAGGACTGGCAGAGACCCTTGCGCTGCCGGAGGGTAGTGCCCGGGTAGTCGGCGGCTTTGGCCCCGACTGGGCGCATGGGCCGCTTGCAGCGGTCGCAGGTGCCGGCGTCTGTGGCGACGGGCGCTGGACTCTTGACCACTGTGGGCGCTTCCCCTGTGAACGAGGGTGATGCGGGTGAAGGGTCGGCTGGCGCTGGCTGGCTGGACTTGACGCCGAGCTTGGAGTGCGCGGCTTTGATGGCCCAGGGGATGGTCGCGTACGTGGCGTTGACGCGGATGGGCTTGGCGGTCGCGCGGAGCATGAGGTCGATAACCCAGCCGTCCAGCGTCTTGTGCCGGGTGATCTTCGCCCGCGGGTACTTCTTGACGAACGTGGTGGTTGTCATGCTGCTCTTCCTTTGCTTGCTTTGCGGGCGTTGTCCCGGGTGTCGGTTTTGACGAGGGCGACCAGGTCGCCACGGCCAATGCGGTGCAGCTGGCGTTCGACCGTGTCCCAGGTTGAGGCGCCGAGGCGTTCGGCGATCTCTTCCCGGTTGGCGCCGGTGCCATGAAGGAACTCGACGTCGTCGGCGATGGTGTCCCTGAGCTTCTGCTTGATGCCGAGGTCGGGCTGGGCGGCCGGGTCGTCGATGGTGTCGTCGTCCCATGCCAGCGGCGGGACCCAGCCGCGGGCCTTGGCGTAGTTCCTGGCCCGGTTGGCGGCGATCCGGCTACGCCAGTCGTGGCCCTCCTGCGGCTGGTTCCAGTTGCGGTTGTAGACGTCGCGGACGGCGAGCGCCCGCTTGACGGTGCACTGCTCGCCGGCCATGAAGATGCTCATGTTGCCCTGGTCCATGCCGAGTTGCTTGGCGAGCCGGGATTGTGACCAGCCGATGGCGACGAGCGCCTGGATGCGGCGGCGGGCGCCGGTGGAGTCGATGTACCGGCCGGGTGCCATGAGCTCCATCTGGGGTTTGACGGCGAGGATCTTCTCGGCGGTGCTTTTCATGACGCGGGGGTACGGTTTGTGGCCGCGTTCCTTGCGTCCCCAAATGAGCTGGCCGACGGTCGAGAGCGCGATGCCGCTGACTTTGGAGATCTGCTTGGCGCTCATGCCGTTGTCGATGAGGAATTGCATGTGTTCGCGGACGGGGGCGGCGTCGACGCGGCCGGAGTCGTACCGGCCGAACAGCTTCTGCTTCTCCCGCTCGACGTTGGTTGCGGTGGCCGCGTCAGTGCAGGCCCGGCAGCGGCACTTGTCAATCACGTACGCGACGGGTGTGCCGTGGACGTGATTGGCTACCTTGCACTGGCAGTCGCGCTTGACGCCTTCGCGGGTCTTGCGCTCCTCGACGCGGGCGGCGCGGGCGATCAGCTCGCGCTGGTGCTCACAGGAGTGGGTCTTGAACGCTTTCGCGGCGAGCCCTTCGGTGCGGTAGGTCCGGTTCAGGCCACAGTCATGGGTGGCGGCGAACTCGCCGGAGGGGACGCGGGCGGTCACGCCTGCCCCTCGAGGAACTGAACCTCACTGAGGTGGCCGGCGTAGATGCGGGTGTAGCGGCGGGCCTTCACGATGACCTCGTCGAGCATCTTGGCGAGGAGGGCCGGCTTCGCGTGCCGGGTGATCTGGTCGGAGAGGAGCTTGGCCGCTTCCGAGGCCTCCCGGCGGGCATGGAGGACTTCGCCCAGGGAGTGCTTCAGGGTGCGGTCCTGGACGTTGCGGATCTCGTCGGGCTTGGCCCACCGGTTGGTGTAGCCGTCGGCGCCGACCTTGGACAGGTGGAAGGTTCCGCCTTCCTCGACCTTGACGATTTCCCAGCGGGTCTTACCGGAGCCGACGGTGCACGTGCTGCCAAGGATTGGGGTGGGTGTTTCGGTTGCCAATGGATTCTCCTGTGGGTTGTGGGATTGCGTGGGAGTGGTTGGTGGGCCTGCCCGGATTCGAACCAGGTCCCGGTGCTTACTTCCTCAGGGGGTAATCGGGTTCAGCGGTGGGTTGCCTATCAGGCCCTTGGCCGGCACAGCCCCAGACGCGCAGGTCGGGTAACGAGGCTGCACCGGCGGTGGGGGTGTTAGCCGGCGTTGAGGTACAGGAAGTCCACCTGGGCGGCGTACTCCCGGACCTGCTCGGCTACTTCATCGAAGGCGTTCTCGATGACTTTCTCCGGCTCCTGCAGCTTGAATCCCAGGGAGAGCTGGGAGCCTTGGAGCCGGTACCGGAACAGTGCGGTCACCCTGTAGGGGTCGCCGCCGTTGAAAGGGCGGAGGGCGAGGGTGATGCGTTCCGGGATCTGGAGCTGGCCGACGTTGCCGGCCGTGGCGGTGGTGTTCTCGCGGTACCCGAACTGGACGTTGCCGTCGGACAGGCGGGTGCCGGATTCGAACTCCACGCCGCGCTTCACCTGAAGGGACTGGGCGATTTCGAGGATCTCGGCGGAAGAGGGTTCGACGATGTCCTTGGCGTTGTCTTCGATGAACTCGGCGAAGTCCGCCTGGGACGACAGGTTGCCGGACCGGCCGGCCCACCGCTGCCATTCCGGGGACTTGGCCAGCTTGAGCATGACGGTGTGCTGGCCCCAGCCTGGGCGGGTGTCGTCGCCGGCGTCGAGGACGGCGGCGAAGGTGCCCTGGGTGACGCTGGCGGTGATCTCGGTTTCGCCCTGCAGTCCGTGCTTGTCGAGGTACTGCTGGAAGGAACCGAAGTCGGCGACGGTTTTGGAGCCGGTCTTGGTACGCGGGTGCGCGGCGTAGTGGTCGGTATCGACCCGCTGCAGAGCGCCGTCACCATCCGCGATGAGGTAGATCTTGCCGGGCTCCAGCTCGGCGGGGACGTGGGCCTGCTGCGCGAGTGCGGCGACGGTTGCGGCTTCGGTGCGTGCTTCGGTCATCAGTTCACTTCTTTCAGTCGGACGGGTTCGGTGGGGGCGGAGACGTCGCGGAGGCCTTCGAGTTCGGGCTGGTTCGGGTCGGAGCGGGTGAGGTTCCCGGCCTTGTCTTTGAAGTAGATGCGGGTGCCGCGGTCGTGGGCTGGTGCCTTGACCGTGACGTTGTCGCTGATGCGGAAGATGCCGGCGGCTTTCTTGTCCGGATCGACCTTGATGGTGAGGGTCACGGACCCGGCCTTGCCGGTTTCTTCGACGGCGGCGATGACCTGGTGCAGGCCTTCGGTGAGTTCTTCGTGGGCCCTGCCCTGTTGGGCGAGGAAGTCCGCGAATGGGCGGGCGTGCTGATCGGTCATTGCTCTTCCCTTACGAGTAGTGGGTTTCGGGCGAATGGGTTGGGTGCTGCTGGTGCGGGCTGTGGTGTCCAGGACGGCGGCGGGGGTGGCTGGTAGGCGATGGCTGCCGCCTGCTCGTGCCACTGCCGCTGCGTGAGCGGGAGCGCCAGGTGCGGGCCGGTCACTCCTCGTCGGGATCTTCCTCTTGGGCTGCGGCGATGGCGGCCCGTGTCTCGGCTTCGATCTGCGCGGCGACGGACGGGAGCTTGAGGGTATCGACGATGGCTTCGAGACCTTCGACCAGGTCGGCCAGGAGCATGCCGCCGCCGGCCTCGATGTTCAGGGTGGGCTCGCCGTCGTCCTCGGAGGGCTCGGGCCGGATGATGACGTACGGGGTGAGGCCAAAGACCTGCTGGGTAATCTCCAGACGCGGGCGTTGGCGCAGGTAGAACTGGATGTCGTCGTACTCTTCGGTTTGGGTCTCGGTCATGGCTGGTTCCTTGCTGTGAGGTTTGGTTTGGTGGTGGTGCCCGGCCGGCTGCGTGACCGGGCACCGGGTGGTGCTAGGAGACGGCGCGGATAGCTGCGATGGCCGGGGCCGGCGCGCCGGTGGTGGACTGGATCGTGGCGTCGTCCATGCCCTGGGCAATGAGTGCCTGGATCTGGGCTGCGTCCACTCCCCCGCCCTGCTGGGGCGCCTGCTGCTGGACCGGCGGCTGCTGGTACTGCTGCGCCGGGGCCTGCTGGGCGGGCTGCTGGTAACCCTGCTGCGGGGCGATCTCGCCCGTTCCTGTGTTGACCTGCACTGGCGGCTGGTACTGCTGCTGCGGTGCCTGCTGGACCGGCGGCTGAGCCCAAGCCGGCGGGGTCGCCTGCTGCTGTGCAGGCTGCTGCTGAAGGCGCGGATCGTGCTGCATCATCTGCTGCACACCCTGAGCGGCCGGCTGGTACGGCGCCGGGTTCCACTGGTTGTACTGCTCCTGCGGCGCTTGCTGGACAGCAGGGGCCTGTGGGGTGAACGCTCCCCCACCGGGGGCCGGCGCCTGGTACTGGCCAGCGAAGAGCTTGCGCGGGTTCTGCTGGTTCTCAGACTCGGGGTCAAAGCCGGTGAACGTCAGTGCGAGGAAACCGCCAGGCAGCGGCGTCTCAGCCCCAACGGCCTCGCAAGCGTCCATGATGGCGGCGAGCTGGCCGCCCTTCTTCTGGTTGACCGTCACGACGATGGTCCGCAGCCCGGTGTCCTCGGGGTCCTGAGGGTCGCGCTCATTGGTCTGGACGGTGACCCAGACTTCCATCTTCGGGTCCCCGGACGGCCAGAAGTCGAGTTCCTTTGGGGCGTTGCGGTCGCGGTTGTACTTCGTGGCCTGCCTCTGCTCGCTGATCTCAGTGATGGTGCCGGCGGTCGTTGCGCCGGGCTGAGGGAAGGCCGCGAACTTGCTGGGGGTGCGCTTCTTGAAGGCGTCGAGTCCAGTGCTCATGGTGTGGTGTATCTCCTGTTTTCTTAGTGGGATCGTGCAAAGGGGTTGGTCTGTTGTGCCTGCTGGACCTTGTTCTGCGGGGCGCACCACGTGCAGAACCTGTCATCGCAGAGCGGGTAGAGGGACAAGGCCTGCTCGAGGCCGATGGCCTTCAGGAGCCCGTCGAGCTGGTTCATCCTTGCCAGGGCGTTCAGCGCGACGTTCTCGTTGTAGGGCTCGGACCAGACGTAGGAGTCGGACAGTTCGCCGTCCCTGGGGATGAAGAAGATCATCACGAGGTCGACCTGCCAGCCCTCCAAAGCCCATCCCCGCCCGTACAGGTGCGCTTGGGTGCGGTACTGCGCCGAGGGTCCCTTGGCGCGGTAGTGCTTGAGCCGGGATGGGCCGACGAACTTCCAGTCGCCCACGGCGTGGCCCCACCCGTCGAAGAGGTCAGTGGATCCGGCGTGGTCCTCGCCGCTGATCTGGCCGACGACGACGGATTGCTCGCACATCCACCGGCCTTCCTCGCTGGCGCCCTGGGCCGCGGCCTTCTGGAACCAGCGCTCCTGCTGGTCATGCAGGGCCGTGCCGACCTGGGGTTTCCATGCGGGGCCGCGGGGAGGTTCGGGGACGCGGGCCAGCTTGTGCAGGATGGCCCGGTTGCACTCGATGCCCATCTCGCTCGGGCCGATGCGCTTCTGCAGGGACCGGGGCTGGTTGACCATTTCCTCGATCATGATGTCGAAGGCCTGGTCGGCGATGGACTTCGCCCGGTCCTTGAGGTCGTGCTCGGCGTCCAGGTAGTAGGAGTGCCGGTGCCGCACCCCCTCGGAGTTGACGAGGGTCACTTGACGGTGACCTTCGGTTCGCCCGTGCCCGGCGCCATGAACTGTTCCTTGAGGTTCGGCGGGAGGGCTTTGGAGTTGATGACTGCCGTGTACAGGGCCGGGTTCAGTTCGATCGGGTAGGCCTTCATGAACGCGTCAGTGTCGAAGGACCGGGACGGGTTGGCGAGGGTGACCTTGATGTTCCCGAAGGTGTGGGTTCCGACGTCGAGCAGCTGGCGGAGTTCGGCCTTGTACCCGTCGGCGAGGGAGGTGTGCTTCGCGGCTTCGGCTTTCAGCTCGGCGGCCTTGGCTTCCTCACCGGTGACGAGGGCGGCGAGGGCGAGGACCTTGTCCTCCAGCTTGGGCTGCTGGGCGTCCTGGGCGGTGGCGGTTTCGGTGGTCATTACCTGGTCCTTGTCTGGTGGTTGATGAGTTCGAGGAAGTAGGGGCCTTTGGTGATGTTGTCCCGGTAGAAGGCCCTCCCTTCGGGGGTGAGTGCGTTCCATTCGGGGAGGCTCAGGCCCCAGGCGGTCTTGGTGTCCGCGTCGAGCTTGCTGAGGGAGTGCTCGTGGCTGCCGTCGAATGGGATTTCGCCGGGGCCTTTGCAGATGATGAAGGTGGCCATTGCTGAGAAGAACAGGAGCACGAGGACGGTGAGCCAGAAGAACGGGTCCTCCCAGAAGGAGCCGAAGGGATTCATGCCGCATCCTTGGGGGGTTCGACAGCGAACGGTTCGCGGTGGGAGCGGTGCCGGGCCATGCCCTTGTCGAGGCGGCCGCGTTCGATGCCGGCCTGCGAGCGCCAGTAACGCTTCGCCCAGGCGTCCTCGTAGGAGACGCGGTCAGCAGCATGCCGGCCAGCGGGCTTGGACTCCTCGTCCATGCGGACCTGCATTTCCCTGATGGTCTCCTCGCCCAGCTCGCGCATCTGCGCAGCGGTGATGATCGGGCCGAGATGGTCGGTGGGGATCACCTCGGTGGGCGCAGCGTCGAAGGGGCCGAAGTCGTAGCCGAAGTCGGCGAGCGGGAGTGCCGTGACCGGCAGTGGTTCTCGGTTCTTTCGCAAGGTAAACTCCTGTGTGAGGTTTGGATTTATCTCGGGTCCCTCGCCTAGTGGCTGCTAGGCGGGGGATTTTTTTGTGCGCGCGGACCCTACTTGAAGGGGTCGTGTTCGGGCTCTTTGGCCCAGTCGTCCTTGGCGGCTTTGCGCTCTCGGACCCATTCCACGAGACGGTCGATGTCGTCCTGGTGGAGCATGATGCGGTTCTTGCTGAGCCGGGTGTGGATCCCGGAGATCTTGCAGTAGTTCCGGAGTTCGTACTTGGTCATCCCGAGTTCGGGCGCTACTTGCTCCGGCGTGCGGAATACCTGGGTGGTCATGGTTATGCCGCGTCCTGGGTGAGGGATTCCGGCAGGAGGGTTGCCGGTGCGACTTCCAGCGCGTCGGCGATCTTGCCGAGTTCCTGGATGGTTAGGCTCCGGCCGGCTTTGATGCTGCGGCGGAGGGTGGGGTAGGGAATGCCGGTGCGCTCGGACAGGGCGAGCATGCTCATGTCAGCGGCACCCAGCGCGGCCTCGATCAGGCCCGCGATTTTGATGTCTGCGGCGACTGGTTCGCCGGTTTGTGTGGTTGCCATACGTCAACCATAGGTAGTCAAATGACTAATTGCAAGCTTGTAAGCAAGTACCTAAGTAGTCGTTCGACTAAAAGGCAGGTAGTTCAAGGTTTGCGAAGGATTAGCGCAGGGCGTAACTGAATTAGTCAATCGGTTATAAGGTGGACGACATGACTACTTATGGCGACAAGTTGGAGTCCGCGCTCGTTCACCAGATCAAGGTTGAACTCGTGGAGCGCGGACTGGACCAGAAGGACCTGGCCGGCATGGTGGAGGTCAACCGCGTGACCATGAGCCACTACATGACGGGCAAGCGCAGCATCCCTATGCCGACGTTCTTCAAGGTCGCCGAGGCCCTGGGACTTACTCCTCGTGTCCTGATGGAGCGCGCCGAAGCTCGTATTCCTCAAGAAGGGTAACGGCGCTTACGCCCCGCCTCGCGGCGAGGTCGCCGAACTCCCTTACCGTCTGGACAGTGGCGGCCTGGTGGCCGGTCGTGATGTCGCCCCGCATGTGTTTCTAACCCCCGAAGTATTCGAACATATGTACTAATGCAAGACCTTATAGGCCCGCGCAGACAAAGTAGTATTTCGTGTGCAAATCTACCTCATATGGACTTGCTAAGTGGGCTTACCTCTTGTAGTGGCCCTGACCTGCGCGTACCTTTACAGGTACCCGGATCGAGCGCATATAAACTCGCTTAGGCCATATGGGCCGATCCGGTCTGAGAAGGACTTTTCTGGAGCAAAGGACCACTACGATCTATGTCTATGCCCTCAGGTTCCCAGCCGGCTTCCGGCCCGTTCGCACGTGCCATCACGGAAGCCATCCGACTTGCCATGACGCGGCGACGCGTCAGCGGGGCGCAGCTGGCCGAAAAAACTTCAAGATCACAGACGTACATCTCGAAGCGGCTCCGCAACGAGGTGCCCTTCACAGCCAACGACATCGAGGAAATATGCAAGGCGCTCGATGAGGACCTGATGAAACTCCTGTACGCGGCGGCCCGCGAGATGGCTCATGCCAGGAAGAGTGCCGGCCCGCCCAGGGGCTGATCGCACCACCAGTAGCCGGGCACAAAGAAAGCCCCCGTACCTGATCTGAACAGGTGCGGGGGCTTTCTGCGTGGTTGAGTCTAGTCGAATGCGTCGGCGGCTGCCATGCCGCTGTTCTTGCCCAGCCGGGCGTAGATCTTCAGCGTCGTCTGGGGGTCCTCGTGGCCGAGCCGGTCCTGCACTTCGTGGACGGGGATGTTCTTCTCCAGGAGGTGGGTGGTGTGGGCGGCGCGGATGTCATGGATACGGGGCTTCCGCTCCAGCTTCTCCTCGGCCAGCAGTCGCTTCATGAGGGGCTGCCAGTGCTCCTTGTGGAACCACGAGTTCCGCAGGTACTCGCCGGACGGCCGGCGGAACAGCAGCTCGTCCCGCGCCAGCGTCTCCATGTGGGCCGCGAGGGCCTTGGACAGACTCATGGAGCAGGGAATGTTCCGGACAGCCTTCTTGGACTTCGGCGGCCCCACGACCTCGCCGACGCCTTTGCCGCCGTCCTTCCACGCCCGGGTGATCCTGATGATGCACCGGCCGTCGTCAGTGACCCTGACGTCGCGCTTCCGGACGGCGGTCGCCTCGGCGTAGCGCATGCCGGTCAGGCCCAGGGTGCGGATGAACAGCTTGTACTCCTCGCCGATCTCCCGCTCGAGCAGCTGCAGGTCATCTTCGGAGAGGTAGACCATGTCCTCCTCGGCCTCGTCCGTGTTGGCTTCGGCGAGGCCGCGGGCCGGGTTGTCGTCCATCTTCTTCGCGGCGACGGCGGTCTTGAAGGCGTCCGAGACCAGGGCATGGATGTTGGTCTTGGACTTGCGCGAGAGCGGCTGCCCTGTGGGCTGGTTCGCGCGGCTCATGGCAACGAGCCCGTCCATCCATATGATGACGGCTTCCCGGTCGACCTGGTCTACGGGCGTCCTGCCGAGGTCGCTGGGCGCGATGTGGTTGGCGAGGTAGGACCGGTACTTGTTGACCGTCCCTGGCTGGGGTTTGCGGAGCAGGTTGATGTGCGCCTCGACGACCTCGGCGACGGTCGGGCTGATGGAGTCCTTGCGGGTCTTGGCTTTGACGGCGAGCTTGAAGCTGTTGCCGTTGGCGTCGAGGAAGTCTTTGAGTTCCTGGGCTTTGGCTTTGTCGTCGAAGGTGCGGGACTTCAGGCCTTGCTCGGGGTCGCGCCAGTTGACCGTGTGCGACTCTGATCCGTTGGCCTTGACGCGGGTGCGGATGCTAGCCACGGACCGCCGCCATTCGGTCCAGCAGGTCAACGATCGGCCTGGCAATGGCGAGCTGGATCCGCCACGCAGCGATGTGGGCGTTGAATCGAACATCGCGCCCGCTGCGTCGGGCAGCGCACAGCGCACGCTTCGCACGAGGCAGTTCATCCTTCATGTCGTCACAAGCGTCGACGACAGCGTCAGTCCTCCAGCTCATGCCTTCCTTGCCTTCCGGACGCGGCGCACGTCGGTCGGGTGCCAGCACTCTTTGGCGCCGGCCTTTGTGGTGACCCACACGCCCCGGGTGGTGAAGCGGCTGACGGTTCCCGTCGCTCCGGTGGCCCGGCCGGTGAAGCCAACAAGCCTCACGAGGTCCCCTTTCTCAACCTTGGCTATCCTCTGCACGTCCTCTGCAGTCATCTGCGTAACCCCTATCTGTCCTAATTCTCGCCAACAAAATCGGGGTTCTCGCCAACAAGCAAAAAGAAAACCCCTAGAATCCGCGGATTCTAGGGGCTACTTTAGTGGAGATGGGGGGAATTGAAAACCCCTACAGACAGTTTTTGTAGCATCCGTTGGGGCAGTCCGCCCCGGAAACTAGCGGAACTTGGAGCCTCCTAAGAGGTCGCTATTAAGACGTTGTTGGCGGCGGCCAACAAATGTTGGCGGGAAAAATGGTCCTCATTCGGGTAGGAAGCCGGGCATGCGACGGCCCCAACGGACGTGCCGCAGCTCGGGCGGGCAGGCGTGGAACTCGATGATGTCCCACTCAGACGCCGTCAGCGGCCGGACGCTAGCCTTCGGGATCCAGGCCGCGTGGAAGTGATCCTCGTCGTCAGCCCAACGGACGTGGACCAGCTCGTCGCTCCAGCGCGAGGCCTCCCCATAAACGGCTACCGTCCCGCCGTCCGCGAGCGGCACCGCGGCCTCCACCCGCGGCCAGTGGGGGTACTCCCAGGAACGGATCAGGTGGAGACGCTGAGGCTTCAGCGGCGCCACGTATTCGTACATGACGCCGCCGAGGATGAAGCTGGGCATAGGCCGAATGCTACGCGGCGCCAGCGAGGAACGCTGCCACCACGTGCGAGGCGTGCCGGTCGTGGTTGTGCCGGGCCCGGTCGTACCTCGCGGTGATGCGCGGGTCCGAGTGGCGGGCCGCCACCTGCACGTCGCGCAGCGGCACCCCGGCGTCCAGCGCCGCGGTCACGAAGCTGTGCCGCAGGCCGTGTGGCGTGACGTTCTTCTTGATGCCGGCCTTCTTGCACAGCCGCGTGATGGTCAGCGCGGCCGACTTCCGGTTGACCGGCAGTCCGGACTTGTTCCGGAGCAGGAGCGGGCCGGACGTCCTCTCCCCCGCTGCGGCGTCCAGGGCGCGCAGGACCGGCACGGGCAGAGGGATCGTGGCCGGCTTCCCGCCCTTGCCAACGAGGCGCAGCACGCGGTGGCCGCGCTCGATGTCCTGGTAGTCCTCGATCTTCACCGCGCAGGCCTCGGAGACGCGCAGCCCGAGCATGCCCATGAGGGTGACCAGGGCAGCGTCCGACGGCGAGGACGCACGAGCGGTCTGGATCAGGGCGCCGAGTTCCATGCGGTCCAGCCCCAGCGTCTTGGACTCGTCCTGGTACACGCGCGGCATCCGCAGGTGCGCTGCCGGTGAACGGTCGATGTACCCGTCGATCTCCGCGAAGCTGTAGAAGCCGCGAATGATGGACAGGTGGTGGGCGACGGTGGCCGGTGAGTTCTTCCGCTCGTCCTCGAGGTAGCGGGCGAAGAGCTCCAGCACGGGCCGGCGCATGCCTTCCAGGACGTCCACGCCGAGGCCGCCGCACCAGTCGAACAGCAGCTTCAGCGAAACGCGGTAGGTCTCCCTGGTGCCGCCCCGGTATCGGGCGAGGTAGCCGGCGGCGGCCAGCTCGGCCGGGGTGGTGATGCGTGTCTTGGGCAGGCCAATGAGGGTAGTGTTCTCCATGTCGTCTCCATGACTCTTAGCGGTGGAATGGATGACGGCATAGGCCCTGTCAGTGCTCCAACACTGGCGGGGCCGCCGTCGTTTTGGGAGTGAGCTATCAGGGTACGCCGAAAAGCCCCCACCCTCAAGATGAGGGTGGGGAACTTAACCGGTCTTTCGGGCCGCTAGTGTTTGCGACTATGGATGATCTTATTGATGACATCGAATTCGCAGTGGAGCACGGCAGATGGCTCCTGGCCTTGGCAGGCGCCTTGGCTCTTCCGGACATCTGCGCGGCCATTCAGTCCGAAAATGGGCAGACTACCGGTTCCAAGTACAAGAACTGGGTGCGCGGTCATCTCGCCGAGAAGTACCCGAGCTTCGACCCAGAAGAGATGTACAAAATGCGATGCAGCTTTCTGCATCAGGGGACGTCCTCGACCCTGAAATACAACAGGGTCATCTTCTGCCCACCAGAGTTGCCGATATCGATTCACAACTCTGTCATGAGCGGCTTCACTCCGGATGGTGGAGATTCAGTTCTTATGCTCGACCTACCCACGTTCTGCTCCGACGTCATAGATGCCGTCAACGCTTGGCGGAGTCAGTTCGAGGGCACCGCCAACTACCGTCGCAACATCGAGAAGATTATGCGTTGGCACCCCAACGGCGTTGAGCCATACATTATCGGCGGCCGGGTGCTCACGTGATACCCGTAGAATTGATGTCATGACTTCTGGGGGATCAACGCGCCGCAAGGGCGCCATCGCTGGATTGACTGCTCTTGGACTGGCTGCCGCTGGTGTTGCCGGGTTCGCGATTCTGAAACCGACAGACGCCGCTCCAGTTTCCGAACAGGTAGCCACGTATAAGCCACCAGCCCCGACGCAGGCCACGATTGTGAAGGTCGCAGTATTCGGGGACTCCTACGCCAGTGGGGTGGGGGCGTCGAGTAAGACTCTGGGGTGGGTGCCGCGGCTTGGCCGCAATCAGTCCTGGTGGCTGGAGAACCTTGGCACAGGCGGCACCGGCTATACGACGGGCGTGACGGATGACGTCGCTAAAGCCAAGAATGCATGTGGCCTGGACACCTGCCCCAGCTACATCGAGAAGATCCCCGAAGCGAAGAAGTTTGCGCCGTCCATCGTGATCGTAACCGGTGGCCGGAATGACTCATGGGTTGATCCCGAAGCCGAGGCCCAGACGATCAATGCCTTCTATACGGAGCTGCGGCGCGAACTCCCGAAGGCTAAGATCATCGCGTTCAGTCCGCTCTGGGATGATGATGCACCGCCTGCTGTCATCCCTCAGATTGCCGCTGCGGTGAAGTCCTCGGTGGCGTCAGTCAAGGGCACGTATCTAGACTCCGGGCAGCCGCTGCAGGGCAAGCCTGAACTGCTCGCGGATGACAGCAAGCACCCTAACGACGCCGGCCACCAAGAGCTTTTTGAGAAGAACCTGTCCCTGCTCCAATCAGCCGGGATCGCGGCCAAGTGAGACTGCTCCGCTGGGCTGCCCTCATCTTCCCTGTGATGCTGTTCTTCATGGGCATTGCCGGGTTCGCTAAGTGGGTGCGTGCGGGGGCCGCCCCCGCCGATTCCCTGGTCTGGATCGCACTGTCCATCGCAGCGTTCGGCTGGGCGGCCACCCACATCGCTGGCTTCATCCTCCCCGCGAAGCGAGAGACCGACTAGAGCCCGAGCGCGTTGAGCACTGCGCGGGCAATCTCGGCGTTGCCCGCGGGTGACGGGTGCACGGTGTCGCCCATGATTGCCCTGGCGTTGGCCGCCGTGTAGCTGCCCCACCGGTCCAGCATGTCAATCAGCGGCAGATCGTTGCTGTCGGCCAGCTCGTAGAGGGCCTTGGTGTAGGCCGTGAAGTCGCCCGTCTGCACCGGGTTAGCCGTGAGTAGGACGACGGACGCGCCGTTGACCTTCAGGTTGGTGATGGCCGTCTGCATCTGCGTCTTGTACGTCGCGGGGTCCACGACGGAGCCTCCGCCGCCGGTCATGTCGTTGATCTCGCAGCAGAGGAAGATCGCGTCAGCGGTGAACTGAGCGGACGCGCCGCCGGCCACGGTCTGGGCAACGGAGTTCCAGTTGGCATCAGCCACGGACGCGGCCTTGGCGCCCGCGATGCCAGCGTTGTAGATCCGGACGCCCGTTGATGCCTTGCGGACTTCCACACCGAAGATTTCCACGGTGCCGCTGGTGCGGACGATGGAGATCGTGTGCGTGGTGTCCGCCAGCGTGCCCGAGGTCAGGACGCCCATCGTTGACGCTCCGGTCGGAGTGACCGTGACCGGCGCTCCGCCGTCCAGTGCGACCGTGAACGGGCCGGATGTGTTGGAGTAGTAGACGTGCGTCTGCGTGCCGGTCTCCACCGAGGCGAACGTCAGGGCGTTCGTGGTGGTGGAGTTGACGCTTCGGCTGCTGTTGCCGGAGGCTGCGGCCCAGCCTGCGCCGTAGGTCCAGCGGGGATCGGATGATGACGCGCCACGGTAGGCGGCGACGATGCCTGAGCCTGCGCTTGGGTAGCCGCGTGCTGCCAGCAGGTCACGGAGCATGACCGGCCACGCAGTGGTGCCGGGCGTGTTGCCGCCGTTGGTGCCCGCCACGGTGCTGTCGCCGTTGAAGCCGATGTTCGCCAGAGCGGTGCCGGCGGCGGCTTTGGCAAGTGCGGCGCGGAGCCGGAAGACCTGGGCGGGTTTGTAGTTGTAGACGTTGAGACGTCGGTCGTAGACGCCCGCAGAGGTGGCTACTGGTGCGATTGCCACCCTGCCGGGCCCGGCTGCATATGGCAGGGAATTCCACCCGGTGGTCCCGTCGCCAACCTTGTGGTTCTTGGTGTCCAGTTCGTAACCGACTTCACCCGCTGCGAGGACCGTGTTAGCGGCGGTCCAGTTGGCTGCGGTGTCCCTGCGGTTCTGAAGTTTGTTTGCCATTACGCAGCGCTCCCGCCGTCGAAGTTGAATGATCCGTCGTAAGTAGATGTGGCGTTTCCGCCGTCAAGCGTGGTCGGAGGCACCTCGGACTTGAGGGCATAAGTGGCAGAAAGTTCCCCATCCGAGAGCCGGTCAGGGAGGTTGATGTCATCGACGATGACGTCGGCCGGGAGAGTGAAATCATCCCCCACAGAAACAAAGCGTCGGGCCATTGCTTAGGCTCCAATCAGGTATAGGCCCGGATGGTCCGGGTCGGGGAAAACGTTCAGTGTGGTGACGTCCAGGGTGGCCTGGTCGACCTCGAGCAGATCGGTGTAGTTGACCGGGCCCGTGGCGGGGACTGCGAGCAGCCGGCGTTTGGCGGCCTGCCCGACGATGAACTCGGTCACGATCCACGCCCAGCTGGTGGTGGACGGCTCGACGTCGACCACCGCTTCGCCGTCCACCAGTTCGACGCGGAAGGCTTCGGGCACCACCAGGGCGCCGTCGGTGGCGACACGGCGGCGGGAGGGCGCCCATCGGAGCGCACCCTTGGCCGGGATGTCAGCGCCGCTGATCTCCGACTGGATCTTGATGTTGATGATCGTCACGGCGTTGACTCCTCGAATAGGTAGAGCCCTGGGTGCAGCGGGTCAGCGGCGAAGGCGGGGCCGGCGAAGTAGTACAGGCCGGGATGGTCCGGATCCTCGGACACCCCGGGCCCGCCGGCGCCAGCGTCGACTTTCGCTTCTGTGACGCCGAGGCGGTCGGCGAGGGTGAGCGCGTCGGCCTTTACCTCGGTGACCAGGTCGTCGGCCTTCTGGGCGTTATCCGCGATGACGTTGTCCCCACCGCGGACCAGCTCGTTCCCGTCAGGCTTCTTGAACCCCAGCGGGGTTGTCTCGATCGCCACAAGGGCCTCCTAGTGGTTGGCCTTCGGCTCCGCGCCCAGGCCGATCTTCGTCAGCCATTCGTTGACGAACGGGACGGCCATGACGCGGGTGACTGCGGCGGAGATGGACAGCGCTATCAGCCCGGCACCGGTTGCCTGCTCTGGGCTCTCGTTCGTCACGGCGGTGTAGAGCACCGGGGCGGCCAGCGCAGCGCCGGAGATGAACGCCAGGGCCGTGCGCGCGGTGGCCCGCCACGGGTACTTCGCCTGGGTGGGGGCAGGGACTGCCTCGTGGTCGCCCATGCTCATGCCTTCCACGTCGTGACTTCGGCGCCGAAGCCGGTGATGTACGCCGTCTCGGTGTTGCTTGAAGTCAGCAGGCAGGTCAGGGTCGTGCCGGTCTCCACCGCACGGTTGAACTCGACCGGCTGGTCGAACGTCCCGTCGATGGTGCCGACGATGTCCTGGGCGAAGTGGCCGGACGTCTTGCCGCCCTTGGTGATGAAGAACTGCGCCTTGATGCGCTGGCCGGGAAGGAGCCCCTCGCCGCGGATGTGGTTGTGGATGAGGTAGTGGCCGGCGCCGTTCACTGCGAAGTTGGCGCTGCCGCCGTCGTCCTTTACGGAGAGCGTGTAGGCCTTGCCCTTGGGCAGGCGGTGGCGGGCCTTGAACGCGCTGTCGACTCGCTTGGATGTGGGCATCTCGGATTCCTTCTTGACTGGGGCGGTGGTTCCGCCCTGGGCTGTGATGCCGGCAAGTGCCTGGCGGGTGTAGGTGAAGAACAGGGTCCAGTTGAAGTCGGCGCCCGGGTCGGTGCGGGATATGCCGCTGTCGCCGTGAGCGCAGAAGCCGGGGACGCCGGCGCGGGCCTGCTCCCCTGAGAGCCGCACCAGGGGAACGGTGATGCCGTGTTCGGCCTTCATATAGGTCACGAAGTCGGCGGCCATGCGGGCCATGTTGCGGTAGAAGCCCTCGCGGATGTCCGCCGGCATGATGGCCCAGTCGCTGGTCCGGCAGGCGGCGGCGATCCCCACCGCCCAGTTGTTGGTCTCGCTGTCCTGCCACGCCTCCCACTCCCACGGGTAGTACAAGGCGATGTCCTGCCAGTCGCAGGCGCGGTGGTAGCAGCCGTAGTCGGTGCGGGTGCGGACTTGGTTAGTCAGGGAGTCCACGCCTGCCTGCCACGCTCCCTCGGACGTGTGAACGATGCACGTGCCGGTGAGCTTTCCCCTGGTGCCTCGGCGGGGAAAGGTGCCCTGCGGGGTGGTGGGATTTGGCTGGTCTACCAGCAGATAGCCTGTGGTCATGGTGTCGCTCCGATCGGGGGTGCAGCTTCGCAGGTGTACGTTGTTGAGCCCGGCGGGTTCGGCGTGCACGTGTACGCCGTGCCGGTCGCGTCAGTGAAGGTGAAGGACGACGGCGCCGGACCGGTTGCTCCGTCAGCGCCAGCTGCCCCAGGGGCACCGTCCTTGCCGTCCTGTCCGGCTGGACCGCGGCAGGCCCCGTTGGCGCAGTAGGCGTCCACCGCGGCCTTGACCTGTTCCGTTGTAGCGGGCGCGCCCGGTTTGCCCTGGGCGCCGACGCAGGCCCCTGTTGCGCAGAAAGTTGAGACGGCGGAGACGAGCTGGGCCGCTGTGACCGGGGGTGCGTTCTGACCGTTCGCGCCGTTACTGCCTGCTGGGCCTCGGCAAGATCCGTCCGCGCACTTTGCGGCAACGGCTCTTGCGACGTCGGCTGCCGAGGGCGTTTTGCCGTCGGCCCCTTGGCAGCGGTTCTCTGCGCAATACTTGTTGACCGCTACCCTGATTTCCTCAGCGGTCGGTGACCGCCCGTCCTTGCCGTCTTTCCCGTCTTGGCCAGGCGTCGGTGTAACCGTCGTGGATGGTTCCGCTGCGACAGCCTCGGCTTTACGGCAGATGTTCGCCCCAGCTGGGGTGGCCGGAAAGTCAGCCGACTTGCACGCTACGGCGAACTCCTCGGCAAGGCTTTGTTTCTGACTCTTCTGGGAGTTGGCGTAGTTGGCGTTCTCGGCCGATAGCTGGGCGTTGTTGACGGCAAGGACAATGGCGACGATGGCCAGCGCTGCGAGGATGAGCACGAGGCCCAGAAGGACCAGCTTGATCCTCTTGTCTGTTCGCCGAGATCTGGCGGCCAGCCTTTCCGCCTTGGCGATTTCCTGCTTGAACTCAGTCATGCGTGTCCTCCGGCCATTCGGCTGGTACGGGATCGATGTCATGGGCGATGAGCTGTTCACGCCATTTGCCCGCGGCGGACTTGATCTGCGAGCAGTAGCGTTTGGTCTTGGCCAGCTCAGCTTCGAGCTTTTCGTTCTGCGCTTTCAGAAGGGCTTCCACGGCAACCTCCCGCCGCTCCCGCTTCTTGTCCGCCCGGTCGATGAGCTTCCAAGCCCCAGCGCCGAGGGCGGACAAGCCGGCGACGATTGCGGTGATAACTCCGGCATCCACACTTTTGGTCCTGCCTAGTCGTCTTGGGGCCGCAGGTCGGCGTAGAACTGGGTGTATGCGGGGAGGACGCTCACCGCGTGGGTGGCTGCGCCGTCCACGACTTCGATCCAGGCGCGGATGAAAGGGTCCGCGTCGGCTGCCACGTTCAGCCACCCGGTTTCCGCGATGGCCGACTGCAGGTAGTTGCCGGGCGGCAGGTACGTGATGGGACCCTTGCCCTGGGCGCTGGCCACCGTTGACGTGTTGCCGCTGACTGCGACGTTGACCGTGAGACTGTTGCCGCTGCTGATGGCCAGGGCGCTGACACCAGCCCGGAACCGGGCGTTGAACGTCTGCGGGTAGGGCTTCGTCACGCCGGGCAGGGTGTACAGGAGTCTGGACGCCGTGCCCGAGGCGTTCGAGAAAGAGCCAACGCTGGCGTTGATCCTCCGCGGAGTGCCTTTGTACTCCCACCCGGAGGCCGTGTTTTGCCCGGTGTAGGTCTGGATCCAGCCTTCCCGGTCCAGCCTGCACACCTGCAACCCAACGTAGGGCGTGAGGGTGTCCCGCTCGGTCTTGTCGGCCACAGTGGTCACGACGTGGATGGAGTCGGCCATGGTGGCGAGGTCCGGGGTGAGGTTGTATTCGTCGGAGTTGATCGGGACGACGGTCCCGTTGGGGCGTGTCTGTGGCATTAGGCTGTCCAGTCCATTTCTATCCGGCCCGATTGGGGATCTTTGAGGCGCCCGTTGAATCCGACGTAGGGGTCGCCGGCGATGCTGATGCCGCCGCCGGCCTTGAGCACGGAGGCGAAGCTGAGGGGCAGCTTGATCCAGTGCGCGCCCTGCGCCTGGGAGACTACGACGTCGAACGGTCCGACGGTGCGTGCCACGTCCCCGCCGGGCTGGTACTTCGATGTGTGCGCGTATAGGTGGACCGTGGCCGAGCCAGACGCGCCAACGTTGAGACGTGCTGGCATCCGGAACCTGATCTCGTCGATGGTCCGGGACCCGAGGTTGGTGAACGCCGCCCCGTAGAACCAGGCACCGGTGACGGGCCCTGCACCATAGGAGCCGGAGTAGATCTGTTCCCCGCCCTGCGTGGACCCAGCCCACGATCCCCAGCCGCCAGGACCCCACCACGTGTTGGTCTTCCCAGCCGCGGCCTTCGCCACACCCGTGACCGGCTTGGGTGCGGGCGGCGCCGGCGGCGGCATGGGCGGCGGCGGTGGCGCGACGGTCGGTATCTCCCCGACGACGGTGGGGACGTCCGCTGCGTCCCACAGCAGGAGCACCGGGTCACCGGGGGCGTAGGACGTTCCGACGAACCGGTCGGTGGTGTAGACGCGCCCGTCGTCACCCGAGACGACGACACTTGTCACGCCGACGGAGAGGATTGAGCCGGTCCCTGGGAGGGGCTGGTCGGTATAGGCGCAGACGACAAGCGCGGATGACTGGCCGGCGCCGTTGTCGGTGATGTCGATGACGATGGACCCGTTCTGCGCGACGGTGATGGGCTTGGCCCAGCGAGCCTCGAGGAGGTTCCCGCCGATGTTCGCCCACCAGTGTGAGCCGTCGTGGTAAGCGGTGCCGAATACCCGCCGGGTGTTCTCCGGAGGGATGGCCTCCATGGTTTTCTTCAGCCCGGTCACGGGGCCTCCTAGGGCAGTTCGTTCCAAGTGAGCGCGGGAGCGGTCCCCCAGGTCGCTGGCATCCGGTCCCAAGTCAGGGCCGGCTTCTCACGAGTGAGGTACTGGGACCAGTCAGTCCGCGCGAGCGCGTCGAAGATGTCTTGGTAGGAGCAGGACACCTTCAGGGACATCGGTCCGGGGATCGGGGAACCTGACGCATTGATGGACGTCACCTCGCCGGGGATGTAGATGACGTGGCCGTCCTTGACCGGGCAGCCGACTTCGATCCGGTCACCGGTCTGCAGTTCGGGCCGCGGGATGGTTTCCACGCTGAGCTCCACCGCGTAGGTCTGGTTCTGCCGGTCCCTGAGTGTCTCGGCGTACTTCTGGGCGGCGGCCACCGAGGTGATCTGCTCGGACTCGAAGAAGTTTGGGACCCTGCCGTGCGGTCCGTCGATCCGCAGCGGCCCCGACTTGATGGTGGATATGGCGCTGATGGCCCGGCCGGTGCCGTCTTCCTTGCCCGTGACAACCCACATGTTGTACAGGCCGGCGATGGATTGGCCGCGGCCTACTTTGACGAGGCCGGCGCGCGGCTCCACGCGCCACACCACGGGCCCGGGGGCGATCGGGTAGACGCGCATTTCGCCGTCGCCGCCCATCCGGTAGCGGGCGTTGATGCTGGCCAGCAGATCCTGCACCGCCTCGAGGCGTTCGCGTTCGTACACCAGCGTCTTGGCCACGGGCCCGTCAACGACGCCGTCCTCGATGACTACCGGGAAGTGGTCCCCGATGAGCCGGCTGACTTCGCCCAAGACGGTGGTGGTCTTGGGCGATTCGGGGGTGAGTAGCTTGTCGCGGTCGACGTTGGCCGTGATGTCCACGACGGTGACTTGAACAGTTCCGCCGGCGGGGACCATGACGGAGCGTTCGTGCGGTGCGTGGACGGAGTCCGGTTCCACGTACCCGTATTCCGGGATGGTGTAGTGGACGTGGCTTTGTTCCGGGGTGTTGGCCTCGACCCGGAACCAGCCGATGTTCAGGGACTCGGCGCCACCGATCTGGTAGATGATCTGCAGAAGGGTGCCACCGACACCAAGGGGATCGTGGAACAGCCAGGGTGAGAGGCTGCCGTCAGGGTCGGCGATAGTCAGCTGGAACTGCCGCTGCACCTTCTGCTTACCGTCCCCCGTGTCAGACCGGGACCAGGAGTTGATACTGAGCGGCTCGTCCCAGGCGAGCGCCCCGTCGTACCAGGCCCACGCGATCAGCTTGTCCGCCGGCCGGGACCCGTCCAGCGCTGCTCTCGACAATTCATCTATCAGCAGCACCGGCGGGCCTCCTTAGTCGAACGGGTTCTTCAGGTCATCCAGGTACGTCTTGCCGGCCGCGCCGTCCTGCTTCTGCTGGTACGTGGCGAACAGCAGCGCGACGTCGCCGTAGGTGAACGTCGCGGTGAGGACCTTCAGCACGGGCGCGGCGACGGTGTCCGCTTTCAGGTCCCACCAGGTGAGGTAACTGCCCTCGGCCACGTCGACGGGGGTCTCCACCGCTGAGGGGATGGAGACAAACATGGTCCCGGGCAGGGAATCCAGTTCCGGGGTTGGCCGGAACAGCAGCTGCGCGGTGGACATGAGCAGCTGCTTGAGCCTGACGTTGTGTTCGAGGAGCTGCGCGCCGAGGGACAGCGGCACTCCCCTGGCGGCCATGCGCTGACCAAACAAAGCCATTGGCTTGTCCGAGCCCATGATGTTGATCAGGGAAACGTCAGCGGCGTACTCCAGCTGCGCGAGCGCCTCTCCCCGGAGATAGGGGCCTTCGTCGCCTTCGCCGCAGACCACCGGGACGGCGGACTGCGGGATCAGTGGGTCCATCAGCCACGCCGTGGCCGATGCCACGGCGATGGTTGGGGTGAGTGTCCGTGACGGCCCGCCGGGGCCGCTGATGACTTCCACCTCGTAGAAGACCGGCCGCCCGAGCGGGGCGTCGTAGTCGGTGATGAACCCTGCGTCGACGATGGTGATGCGGCGGGCACCGCGGACAGGGTTGCGTTCCCCGTCCGCGGTGCGCCACACGGACACCAGCGAGTCGCCGACGCCCAGCCCGGTGATCGTCAGCCCGATCCTGGGGCAGGGAGCGTCCAGCAACGACTCTGCTACTACAGCGACCATCAGCGCCTCCCTGTTCTCGTGTACTGTGACTGCGAATCGGCTGAGGTGATGGCCTTCTGAGCCACCCCGTTGAAGACTCCGAGGATCTCGCCGGAGTCCATCACGAGCGTGCCGGTCATCTGCATCGGTCCTTGCTGGACGGAAGCCGAGGCCGGCAGCGTCCGGTACGTCGTGGCCGGCGTGTAGCTCTTCGGGACGATGCTCATCGCGTCACCCAGCGCAGCTGCCTGCTTAGCGATACCGTCCTTGCCAGCTGCCATCTGGTCTCTCAGGGTGCCAGTGAAGTTGCTACCGATGGCCGCGGCCTTCCGCGAAGGAGACCGGATCCCTAGGGCCTTCTTCAAAGCACCTTCCATGCCCAGGCCGATCTTCAGCATCTGCTGCTCGATCGCTTTCTCCTGGGACTGCAGGCCCTTCACCAGCCCGTTGGCCGCGTTGATCCCGCCCTTGTACATCGCATCCGTCACGTAAGTGCCGGCTGCTTTGGATGCGGAATCAATCGCCGTGTAGACCCCGTTCAGGTTCTTCACGTCGGCCTTGCTGCCCTTCAGCAGCGCGTCCGCAGCGACCATGCCCTCCACCGAGCCGAGCCCGGCGATCTCCTCCAGGACTGCGCCGGAGTAGCCCATCGCCCGAAGCTTGTTCAGCTTCCCCGCGAAGGTCCGGATCCTGGCGAGGACCGCGTTGGCCGCCCCTTGGATGCCCTGCAGGGTGATCGCCTTGAACGGACTCGTGTTCTTCATCGCGTCACTGATGCTGAACTCGCCTGACAGGTTGCCGCGGATGTTATCCCGCGTCTGGCTGAGGGAGGTCACCCGGTCTTTTGCCTTCTCCAAACTCACGCTGAGCTTGTCTGCCCGGGCGTGCAAGGCACGAAGCCCAGCCTCACCCTTCCCGGCAGCGGCGTAGAGATTGCGGACAGAGGCTGCCCCTACGTTGCCGCTGTCGGCAATCGCCGTGAGGCGGTCGGCATAAGACTCCGCGGCGGACATTGACTCCATGACGGACCGTACGCCGTTGCCGCGCCGGGTGTCCTTCTGGTAATCGAGCCAGGTGTCCCGACGGTAAGCGGCAATCTCCGCCCGGCGTTTCCGCTGTTCCGACGTGAGCTTGGACTGCTCCCGGTAGATCCGGTTGGCCCGGGCGTTGGCCGACTCACCAAGGTGGCCAGCGACAGCGCCGCCCGTTGCGAACTTCGGAAGCAATCCGGCTTTCGCCAATGCCCGCATGCGCTCGACCACAGCTTGTCCGCCGGCGGCCGCCACTTCCTGGGCCGTCCAGACATGCTCACCGTTCGACAGCATCGCAGGGATGTCGTCCGAGGTTCCGGACCCTGGACCGAACACCGGGCCGCCGCCCGCCCGCTTTTTGGGAGCGAGCACCGTGCCAGCACCAACAGGGGCTCCAGTGTCACCTGACAACTCACGGATGACCTTCTGGATGGTCGTCTCGTAGTAGTTGGTGTAGACGTTCGCGGTCTTGCCGTTGAGGTTGTCGACCTTGGCGCCAACGTTATCCAGCTGTTTGGAAGCGAAGTCCTGCAGGTAGGCTTTCACGTCGACCTTCGGAGGGATCCCGAGAGCCTTGCGTGCCAGGGCGTCCGCCGCGTCGCCAGTGATGCCGAACTGGCCGGCGGCGGTAATCATCGCCTGGTACGTGCCGTACATGCTCGACTGCAGTTGCGCCGCGGTGTAAATGTTATTGCCGTACGCGTCCGTGGCCTTGGACATCGTCTCGACCTGCTGCAGACCGGCAGAAGCGACGCCTTCGAGGGCCGCCTGGTTGGCGCGGCCCGCCGCTGTGTTGATGTCCAGTGTCGTGCCGTTGGTCGCGATGGAATCCGTGACGCCATCAATGGCGGCCTGCACGTTCCTGGCTGCGTCCGAGATGGAGAGATTCGACAGGCCAGCGCGGACAAGCGCCGAGGCGTACTTGTCCAGCGCTACGACAGCACCCTGGGCGCTGATGCCAATGTCGTCGAGGGACTGCTGCACCTCTGGGCTAATCGGAACGACAGTGCCCGTCGACGTCTTCAGCTTTTCCACGCCTTCGGCGGCGAGCTGCGCGTCGGCGTCGGCCTGCTTCAGCGCCTCCGAGTAGCCGGTGAATTTGGCCTTGAGCTCCTCTGGCTTGATTCCTTTCAGCGCTGCCCGTTCCTCGAGCTGCTCGAAGGCCTTGGCCGCGATGTCCGAATTACCGGACTGCACGAAGGAGGCCAGCTGGTCGTCGATGGTCTTGAAAGACTCATCGAGTTCCTGGGCTGCGCCCTTGACGCCCATCATGTTTGCGATGGGCTTGAGCATGCTCTCGCCCCAGTCACTGAAGGACTGCTGCCAGTCCTTCTTGAACATGCGGGTCATGGCAGAGTCCAGATCGGTGACGCCGCTGATAAGCGGGGAGCCGTCCTTCTTCTGGAACAGGTCATCCAGGAGGATGGAGCACTGCTGGATGTTGCCGTTCTGCTTGGACAGCTCGATCAGCGCTGACGTCGTCCGCCCGACGGAACGCTCAATCTGCGAGTCTGTGATAGCAGTATCGATGGCACCCAGCGCCCCGGCCACGGCGAACAGGCCAGCGACCAGCCCGGCACCCTTCAGAGCACCGGCCGCGCGCGGCGCAGCCTTCTCCAGTTTGCCGAACGCTTCAACGCCCTCCATGATCTTCGGGACCGTGGAGGTGAAGGCGCCGCCGGCAAGTAGTACCAGGCCGGTGGTCCCGGCGATGCCGAGGCCGGCCTGCAGTACCGGTTCAGGGATATTGCCGATGCTGTCGACGAAGTCCTCGGCATTCTGCACGAGGCCGCGCAGGGCGCCGTTGGCACCAGAGGCGGACTTGATGAAGACGGAGTCGATGGACCCTGTCAGTTTTTCGAAGTCCCCTGCCAGGTTGTCCTGCTTCAGCGCCGCGGTTTCGGCAGCGTAGCCGGCGTCGTTGACCTTGCTGGTCCATTCGGAGATGCCTGCAGCGCCCTCTTCGTACAGGGCATTAGCTACGCGGATCGCGTCGGCACCGAAGATCGTTGCCATTGCCTGCTGCCGCTGGGCGTCCGTGAGCGGGCCCATCTTCTCCTGCAGCTGACCGGCGAGGTCAGCCATGCCCACGAATTTGCCGTTGACATCGTGTGTTGAGATACCGAGTTCGTCGAGGGTTGCCTGAGCTTCCTTGGACGGCTTGGCGAGCATCAGCAGGGACTGCTTGAAGGACGTACCTGCGTCGGAACCGACGAGACCGGCAGAGGCGAAGGCCGCCAGGGAGCCGACGGACTCTTCGATGGAGATCCCGAACATGTTGGCCACGAGGCCGGACTGCTTGAGGGCCGCTCCGATGTCGGACACGCTGCCCTGGGCTTTGCCTGCGCCGGCGGCGAGAAGGTCCGCGACGTGGGGCAGGTCCTGCCCCTGAAGCTTGAACTGGGTCATGGCTGTGGCCGCCAGTTCGGCGGCGTCGCCGACGCCCATGGAACCGGCTGCAGCCAGGGAGAGTGCGCCCGCGAGTCCGCCGCCGAGGATGTTGGATGTGGAGACGCCGGCTTTCGCCATTTCGTCGATGGCGTTGGCGGCTTCCGCAGCGGAGAAAGCGGTGTCAGCGCCTGCGCGGATGGCAGCGTCGCGGAGCATGTCCATGTTGCCGGCGGTTTCGTGCGTGGAAGCCTTCACCTCGGACATGGCCTTGTCGAAGTCCATGAAAGACTTCACGGCGACGCCAACACCTGCCAGCAGGCCGCCGCCCATGAGCATCCCGGCCTTACCGACGCGGTCCATGTCCTGCTCGTGGTTCTTTGCGAACTCGGCGGAGCGGCGGGCGAAGTCATTGGCCGCCTGCTGCGCGGTCCTCAGGCCTGAGACGAACCCCTGGACCTTCGCTTCGAGGGCGATGCTGATGGATCTTGTCGCCATGCCGGGCCTCCCTGGGGTATTGAGTTGTCGGGTACGATGCAGCCATGACTGACGACACCGAGAAGAAGGCCCCGGCCAAGGGCAAGTCCACGCTGCAGGCAGCGCTGCTGCTGCTGGTGATTGGGGCCGCCGCTCTGGTGGCCGGCATCGGGCCCCTGGCCGGGCTCTTCCTCGTGGGCGGCTTCGCTTGCGGGATCGTTGGTCTGATCCAGCGGGACTCAGCCGCTAGGTAGCACCAGCGAGGCGCTGAATAGGAGCGCCTCTTTGTGGGGCATTTTCGGATCGATCTTTTTGCCGGCGATCAGCTCGGCCGTGGTTTTGTGGCACCTGACGGGTGCGCCGGCTTTGAACTTGCCTTCGTTCTTCGCGTCCGTGCAGACATCGATGGGCAGCCCACACAGCGGGCATAGCGTCGCCTTGTAGGCCTGCATGGCGAGGACCAGTGCTTGTTCCCGGTCGTCCCACTCAGCTTCCGGCTTTGATGACACCAGCCGGTCGCCGTCGTAGGTGTAGACCGTTTCCGGCTCCCAGCCGTGGAACCTTTTGAGCGAGATCCCGAGGCTGTGAGCGGCGGTTACTTCTGCTCGGAATCCTGGATCGCCCTGAAGGCGCTCAGTGAAAAAGGGACGTCGTTGCGCCCCGCGTTCACCTTGTAGACGGCCAGGACGAAGTCCTCGTACTGGGAGTTGGTCATTTCGTCGGCGAGTCCCTCCCATTCGGTGGAGGGGTCGAAGTCCAGTGGCTCGCCCTGGTTGTTGGTTACGCCGGCGATGGAGCGTGGGATCGCCGTGATCATCAGTGACTCGATGTTGTAGCCGTAGTTCGCGTCAAGCTGGTTCTTGTCCCGCGGCGGGTTCGCTGCGGTCAGTTCGGCCCACTCGCCGCGCTTCAGGCCCCGGATCAGGAACGTCACGGTGGATTCCTGCATCTGCTTCTCAAGCTCCAGGACCTTGTCGGCGAGCTTTCGAACGCTGTTTCCGAGCCGGCGGTCTGCCAGGTTGCGCTGGTTCTCGCGGATGTAGTCGGCCTCGGCTGCTTCGTGGGCGGCTTTCAGGTCGCCGTCCAGGCAGAACTGGACGCGGGTTTCGGGTCGCTTCACTGTCAAAGTCATGGGTTACTCCTGTGGGTTTTTGCGGGATTGTGGGATGGGGTCCTGCCCGTCCGCGCTCCCACAAGACACGGACGGGCAGGGGTATTGGGTTAGGAACCGGCGACGACTGGGACGGACACCTGGTGCTTGCCGGTGATGAACAGCTTCTGGCTGATTTTCAGCACCTCGTTGGCGGCACCGGGCAGCTCGTTGTACTGGCCTGCCTTGATCGGGCTCACGGACACCTTGTCGCCGGTGGCGATGGCGGCCTCGAAGTCCTTGCCGCGACGGACCACGACGTACTGTGCGACGCCGGGCACGAGGGTGTCCTTGGCCTTGTTGTCCGTGGTCGCATTCGGCGAGTTGGTGTTGTCGATGTACGTGACATCGAGGCCACGCTGGGACCGGCCGGGCTGCTCAAAGGTCTGCTTCGAGCACTTCCGCTCATCGGTGATGACCTGCTCGGACAGCGACGGGGACCAGCCATCACCGGTCAGGTAGCAGCTAATGTCCACCACGCCGGGAGCGGTGAGCTCCCCCAGCGTGGGGGCACCGGTGTCAGCGATGGCAGGGACCAGGAGGACCTTTTCGTTGCCGTCCGCCGGAGTCGATGGAATTTCAGTCATCGGACTTTACCTCTTTCACATTCTTGGTAGGGGTGTAGTGCTTCGGCTCTCGGGGCCGATCTACCGGCGGAAACCGGTCAGACTTGATGGGGATGAAGATGTCCTCGGCGATGCGCCAGTCGTCCTCGGACACATCGAATTCGTGCTTGGTGGTCTTGTCTTTGACGCGGATGAACACAGCAGCCTCCTGGGCATGAAAAAAGCGCCCTGGTCAGGCGCTTGGGTTACTGAAGTTGGGAGCCGATCAGGATCCACTCGAAGGGTTGATACAAGGGGTTCCCGTAGTCCGGGATATTCACGTCCTTGTCGGTCTGGATGACCTGGCCGTTCGGGACGGACTCGATCCGGCCAAGGTTCCAGCCGGCCACCGTGGGCTTCTTTCCCTCGAGGCAGTCGCTAAGCTTCTGCGCGGTGATCCGCACGGAAGAGACGGACAGTCCGACGGCGGTAGCCCGCACACGGAGCGCTCTCCCCTGCACTGCGCGGGACTTCGCTCGCTCCGTGACGTCCGGGAAGTTGGTGGACACGAATACATATGGGAAGTCGAGATCAGCCTCGTCCGGAACTTCGCCGTCTTGGTAAACGGTCATCCCGGTGATGAGGCCTTCGACGGCTGCCGCGAGGGCGTCGCCGCTCATATCTGGCCTGCCCATTTGTCTGCGAGCTTCTCGATGGCGGACTGCAGCCTCGGCTCTTCGGAGCGCAACGGCTTCTCGATGTCCCCGGATCCACCGCCGCGGCTGGTGCCGAAGTAGTAGATGTTGGCGAGGGCGCCACCGCGCCGGCCCTTGTCTGGGCCGACGACGTACCTGGGTGTTCCGATGCTGTACTGCGAGTCGTAGCTGATGGACCCAGCTACGGGCTTGAAGTGGACTGAGGCGGCTGCGTCAGCGGCCATCTCTTCCTTGATGTTCTGCGCGCCCTTTTTGAGGACGGCGTCCACTTCTTTGACGGCGCTGCCGGCGATCTTGCCGAGATCGTTGGCCAGGGCACGGAACTCAGCGGATCCATCGCTCATGACGTCAACTCCTTCACTGGCAGCCGGGCCGCGGTGTCGTAGCTGTCCGGCGTGTACCCGTCCACCCGGTATTTCTTCCCCGCCGTGAAAGCGTTGAGCTTCGATGCCGTCATCCTGATGACGTCGCCGTCCTTCACGTCCGCGGCGTTCATGGGGATCTTCACCGTGCGGGAGACTGCGATGAACTCGTGCCCACCAGCCTCAGGCTCGGCAGTGGACGAGTTCTTCGACACCACCTGGCACTTACCCGTGTACACCGTGGTTTCGGCGATGGTGACCTTGCCCGTGGCTGGGTCCGTGACACGTTGCCCGGTTGGCCTGGTGATGACGCACGCGTCGACCATCTGGCGTTCGGCGGCGCGGCGGCCCATGAGTGTTGCTGATGCCGCGCTCATCGGAGGACCACCGATCCTACGCGGCGCCGGTACCGGTCCAGGGTGTGCATCTCGGCGGGGACCAGGGCCACGGCTCCGGAGACGATGCCGCCGCCGAGCTGGTACTGGTAGTCGTCGATGGACTCGGACCGGAGACCGTGCGTGTCGGTGCCTTCGATGACGCGGGCCACCATCTGGCAGACGATGGCGACGACGTCGCCGGGGATGTCCTCGTAACCGTGGGTGTAGGTCACGATGACGCTCCGCGGTGAGCGGCCGTAGCTGGGCCCGTTGGCGAGCCAGCCCGGGGAACCAAACTCGACGATGCCGACCCCTCCCCACCACCAGGACGCGGCCGGGTAAACGCCGGTGCCGTCGACCCTGGCGATAAGGGTGGGTTTCTCCGCCGGCTGCTGCGGAAGGATGACCTTCCCGCGGTTGACCGGCAGAGTTGCGACGTCGTCGATGACGCGGGTGAAGTACTGCCTGGTGTAGCCACGGACGATAGCCGAGGCGTCCTCAAGCAGCGCGGTTGCCCTGTCGGCATCCACGGTATGCCCCAGGCGTACTTCGAGCTGTTCGACCGTGGCCAGCACCGGGTCAGCCATTAGTCGCCCTTGGTCGTCTCAGGCGTCGGCTTGCCAGCCGTGACGCCGGCGATGGTGTAGTTCTCGTTCGGGGTCTTATCGACCTCTTCACCGAGGAATCCCTGCTCGTTGATCTTGTCCGTGGCGGACTGCACCTTGTCGGCGGCGGCCTCGGATGCCTTCACCGGGTCGTTCTTTGTAGCCATGACTGTTCCTTTCCTGCAGGTCGTGGCGGGGCACCCTTGGATGCCCCGCCACAGGGTTGTTACCCGCGGCCCCGCTGGGAGACCGGAGTGAATGCGTTGGTCAGCCGGTCCGGCGTGACCGTGCCCGCGTTCGTTGCGGCCACCGAGTAGGCGCCCGCTTCGGTGTCCGTCTCGGGCGACCAGCCGACGAGGCCCTGGGACTGCCCGTTCAGGCTGCCCAGGGTCGCCGCCGACGTCGCCGAGGTGGTGGCAGCGGCGGAGATCGTCGCGGAAGTCCCCGACGCTACTGCCGTGATCGTCGTGCCGGCGGGGATGCCTGCCCGGGTGATCGTCCTGCCGACGTCGGAGGCCACGAACGTCCCGGCAGCGCCGGTGATCGTGGTGTTGCTCGCGGTCGTCACCGTGACGGTGCGTCCCTCGGTAGTGCGTCCCGTTGCCATTCCGGATCTCCTAGAAGATCAGGGAAGCTGCCGGGTACCGGTTGGCCTCGGTCGGCTGGTCGTTGTTGAGGGTGTTGGCGACCTGCCAGCCGACGCGGAACGTGAGCCGCAGCGCGGTCATGTCCTGCTGGGCGAGGTTGTAGATGATCGCCCCGGTGTTGTCCTGGATGACCGCCTGGTCGAGGACCTTCAGGGTGATGTCCTGGCGGACGCCGACGACGAACTGGGACCAGTCGCCCACGAGGGCGCGGACGTTGGTTCCTGCGCCGCCTGCGGACGGCCACAGGCCGCGCATCGGGTAGGACACCGGCAGTCCGTCGATGCTCTTGAGGTCGGCGCCGACGCGGGTCGGGTCGATCTTCTGGCCGTTGGCGTCACGGGCGCCGCGGAGCTTGCCCTTGAGGCCGATTCCGGCGATGATGCCGTTGGCTTCGAAGCCGTCCTCTTCGACCTTGCCGTAGGCCTTGTCGAGGTCGCCCAGGTAGCCGCCCTGCGCCGCGGTGGAACCTTCGGTTACGGCGTTGCCGGCGGCCGCGATGGCCGGGACGATTGCCTGCGGGAAGGTGCCGGGCGCGTTGGTGCCGAAGACCACGGCGGAGTCGAGGGTCCGACCGAAGGCCTCGATGAGGTACGGCATCGCCTCGTCCCAGACGTTCACGTCAACGTCGGCGAGGACGTTGTCGGGGACGGGGACGATGGTCGCGATTTCCTCAATGTTGAGGTACTTGTTCGTCCAGTTGATCTCGGTGGTCTGCTTGAGCCCGGTGTCACCGTTCACCCAGTAGGCGACGGGCAGCGCGGACAGGACCGGGAAGCGGACCTGGTTGCGGCCGACGGGGATCCGGCGGAACTGCTGCAGGACCGCCGACTGCTCGGTGGCCTTGCCCAGCATCTCCTTGGAGACTTCCTCCGGGATGAGCGCCTGGGCGTCGGTGCGGGAAGTCAGGTTGTTGTACGGAATGGGAATCACATCCTTTTTGCGGTAGATCCCCATTCCTGGGGACTACGGGTTTGGTTATCCGAGGCCGGCGGCCTTACGGATGAGGGAGTTCATGTCCTTGCCGCCCGGGGCGGTGGACCGTGCGCCGCCGTCGAAGTTGGGCGGCGGGGGTGTGAGACGTTCTGACAGCCGCTTGGCGCGGGCATCGATCTCTTCCGGGGTGCCCTCGCCGAGCAGGTCGAGGTCTTCTGCGGTCAGGTTCTTGTACTTGATCGCAGCTTCCGCCCGGGCCAGCTTGGCCGCCGTTTCACGAGCGGTATTTTCGGCTGTCTGACGCAGCGTCTGTTCGCGCTGCAGCTCGGTCTGCTGTGAGGCAGTAAGCTCGTCGAACTGGCTGGCCTTGTTCTTCAGGTCCGCGTAATCCGCGTACTTTGAACGTTCCCTGCCGAGTCGTTCGGAGATGATCCGGTTGAACTCTTCCTGGGTAGCGGGTGGGGTCCAGGTGTTGCCACCGTCGCCGCCGCCTCCATTCGAGCCGCCGTTATCTCCGCCGTTCGGTGTCCCATCAGACATGGGGTGTTCCTTTCTCTCCGTAAGCGCGTCCGCATATGAACCGGTCGTAACGCCGACCGTCGGCGACCCCCGCCAAACCGGCGGGGAAACTCAGTACCCGAGGATGTACTTCCTGAAGTCCCGCTCCACACGGGCAGCAATCTCAGGAGTCAACGGGCGTTTGGGATTGAACGGGTTCACGCCCTTGCGGACCTGATCCCACCTTGAACGGGCATCGAACACGCGCAGCTCGGCGGCTGTCATGGTCGCGCGGGCCCCGGTCCGGACTCCTGTCCGGCGGGCCTCCAGGACAGCTTCCCTGGCGCCGACGCGGGTCCCTCCCCTGCCAAGCTGGCCGAACCCTTCCCGCTGTCCCCTGAGGGAGCCGAGCGGGTTCTGGCCACCGGGCAGGATGTACCCGTTCGCCTCGAGCAAGCGAAGCGCTTCCTCGCGGCTCCCGGCCTGCTGATAGATGGCTTCCGGGGTGAGCCGGCCCTTCCGTCCGAAGTTGCCGCGGCGTGTGGTGCCCTCCGTCGTGAATCGGCTTGTGCTGCGCTGGCCTCTTCGCGTGCCGTCCTTGGAGATACCCGCGTAGGACATGCCCCGCTGGCTGTTAACGACTTGGAAGATGTCGCCGCCGTCGCGGATGGCCCGCGCCCCGGCCTTCGTGTACTTCTCGTTCTGCTCCTGCTCGGAGAGGCTGTGGAAGTACTCGTAAGGGTCGTGGATCAGGCCCTCGGACTTGGCCGCGTCGACGCCTTTGGAGGGGACGTGGACGCAGTCACATTTTGGGTGTCTCAGGAAGCCAGCGTTCCAGCGGTAGAACCGTCCGGCGAGGACGCTGCACCGGGGACAGGACGGCGGGTTGAGCATCCGCACGTACCCGACGCTCTGCCTGGTGGCGACGTTCACGCCGGACGCTACCCGACCGGCATCCGCAACTGTCACGCGGAGGAGCATGTCGAGCGCTCCCCTTCCAGCAGTCAGCGCCGACGCCATGCTCGCGCCCTCCGCCAGCTGCTGTTTGACCGTGGTGACTGGCGAGTACAGGAGCGTGCTCAGTGACCTGCCGTCCGCAGCCGTTCCGGCGAACGCCGCTGGATTGAGGAAAGCCTCCGGTGCGACGTATTCGCCTTGGGCGGCGAGCGCGTCCGTGACGTAACCGGCGCCTGCAACGGCCGCGCGTTCCTGCTGCGTTGTAACGATCCCGGCGACGACGGCGATGCCCTGCATCCAGGAGCCGGACAGGTCGCCCGGGTCGATGCGTGACCAGGCGCGGCGGCCCGCGACTACGGCGACCGTTTGCAGCCGCTGCATGAGCCGGTAGTGGGCGGTCGCCGCGTCGGGGTACATCAGACGACTCCTTGGTCCTGCTTGTTCAGGGCCACGAGAGTCTGGTCGACCCTGCGTTCAGCGTTCCACTGCTTCCAGCGGTCCCGCTCCTGCGGAGTAGCGCCCCAGCGCTCCCATAGGGCTTCCTCGGGAACGTTCAGGGTGGCCATCTTGACCAGGGAATCGACCAGTTCGCCCTCGGTGCGGAACTGCGGGTCACGCCAGATGCACTCGATCGGTGCCGGCGGAAGGCCGGCCATGCGCCTGACGGTACCCAGGGCGTCCTTGACGCCCTCGCCGATGGGCCGGTTCCGCTGCCTGACCTTGGCAATAAGGCCCGATTCGGACGCCTTCAGCGTCTCGCCGTTGACGTTCGCCATCTCCCCCAGCAGGTACTGGGCGGGGGTGCGGGACCGGGACGCGATGTCCTTCACGTCCTCGCGCTTCGCAGCCGAGTACGGGTCCAGCGGGGCTGCGTCGAACTGCCCGAAGCCGGCGTCGACGGAGTCTGTTTTGATGATCCGGTCCCGGCCGATGTTGATCTCCGGGTTCGGAGTGCCGTCCTCTTCCTCTTCCGGCCAGCCCTTCGCCCATTTCTGTGGGAAGGCCCCGTAGTCCTGTGTCATGAGTCGGTCGGCCAAGGTCTTGTTGGCCCGATCCTGACTGTCCGTCAGGTCGTACAGTTCCGAGACGCCGCCGGTGAGCAGGCGCGGATTGTTCGGCAGCTCCACCAGGGGAACACCCCAGGGGTTGGGCGCCGGCCACTGTTCGCCCCGGACTTCACGGGGCCGCCAGCGCATCTGCTGCGGCCCGAGTTCCTTCTTGGACTCCGATTCGTACTTGTAGATCCAGCCCGGCAGGTACAGGGTGGCCATGACGCGGCCGGTCCAGTCGTCCTGCCACACCTTCAGCCCAGCGGCACGCTTGTTCCTGCCTGTTCCGGGCTCGTATTCGACGATGCACTGTGACGGGTGTTCGACCCACATGAGCGGCGTCTTGGCATCGTCCGGGTTCGGTGCGACAAGCAGATAGGACTGCCCTGCTATGGCAGATTCAAGGATGCCCTGGTCGAAATCCGAGTCCAGGTTGTTCGCCTGCCAGATCCGCCACAATTCCTTGTCCGCGTCCTGGCTGTCACCAACCCGGAACCCCTCGAGCATCTGCCGCTCGACCTGAGCGTCACAGACCAGGCCCATGTAGTTGGACCTCGACATCTTCAGGATGCGGCGGAAGTCCTCCTCAGCCTGCGGCGCCAGCCACGGCAACGGATGGTCGCCGCGGTAGTAGGCATCGAAGAACGCAGCTTCCTTCTGCTGTTCGACGAGCTTCTTGTGCAGTCGGTGGACCCACCATTCCGGGGAGCCTATCTGGAGCGTCGGCATGCTTTCCCCTTACGCGGATGAAGCCCTGCCCTTTGCGCGGCGGAGCTTGGATTCTTCTTTGGTTGCACGGACGACGCCGTCGAGGGCGGTCACGGCGGCTTGGAAACCGTCGATGCGTGCACTGGATTTCTTGCGGTCAGGCTTCACAGGCCGAATGTTGTCGAGCCCGTCGTTCTTGACCTCGACGACGGACGCCATCCACCGCATCGCGGGGTTGCCGTCGTGCGCCATGCCCTTGGACTTCCACAGCCGCTCCATTTCCTTGGCCGCCGGAGACAGGCCCAGGAATGTCTGAGCGACCGGGGCGATTTGCACGCCGCGGAGTTCCTCGTCGAGTTCCTGCACCAGCTGGCCGGCGAACATGCGGTCGTAGGAGACGCGCTGCATGTCGAAGTGGTGGCAGTCGCCGATCACAGCGGACTTGATCGCCGCGTAGTCGATGACGTCGCCCTCGGTGGTTTCGACGTGGCCCTGGTCGATCCAGTCCTGCAGCGGGACCTGCAGCTGCTTCTGCAGTTCCTCGACCCGCTCCAGGGGAACCCAGAGCCGGGTGTACAGGTTCAGGTGAAAACCGGGCCGGTTGGACTCGGCCCACACTGACCAGGCGGTGAAGTCAGACACCGCGGAGAGGTCCAAGCCGCCCCAGGCCTTGCGGCCGCGCAGCTCGGCCCGCGGCGCAGCGCCCTTGACGGCGTCCCACTTGTCCAGGTCAACCCAGCGGGCCTGGTTCCTCGAGCGGAGGTTCAGGGACAGCTGCTTGAATGTCGGCAGGTACGTCGGCGAGGACTGCGCCTTCAGGGCTTCGCGGCGCATATAGGCCAGCGTCGGTGACTTCCCTAGGCCCGGGTTCGCTTTCCGCCAGGTCGACTCCGCGAACGGGTCGTCAGTGTCCTCGGCCGCCCAGATCACGCCGTAGTGGCCGGGGTCTTTGACGATCCCGTTGGCCACGTTCCGGGTGTACATGTGCTTCTCGTCGTAGATCGTGCCCTCTTCCGCCTCATCGGCGGTGGTGATGAACACAATCAGCGGCTGGTCGCGGGCACCCGTGCCGGTCTCAATCGCTTCGACCAGGGCACGGCGCAGGCGCAGCGTGTGGATCTCGTCAATCGTCGCACCGGACACGTTCAAGCCGTGCGCGGTTTCGGCAACGCGGGACAGCACGCGCAGGATGCCGCCAGTCTTGGGGACACGGACGACTTCCTTCAGCGGTTCCACGCGGGACGCTGCGGACTTGGACGTCTGCAGCATCCGCTTGGCGTCCTCGAACACACGCCCGGCCTGCGTGGTGGAACCGGCGGCGTTGTACACCTCGGCGCCCATCTCCCCATCAGCGAGAAGCAGTACCCCGGAGATCCCGGACGCGAACGTCGACTTGCCGTTCTTACGCGGAATCTCGATCCAGACGGTACGGATGACCCGCACAATCGCGTCGATTTCGGCGTCGTGGTAGACCCAGCCGAACACAGGGGCGAGGACCCACACCACCTGCCACGAGTCCAGGCCTTCGCCCAGGCGCATCGGCACGCCGGCCCATCGGCCCTTGGTGTGCTTGAACGCTCCCAGCGCCTTCAGCGCTTTCCGGGCCCGGGCGACGTCGAACCATGCCCCCGGGTGCTCAGCTGCCTGGCAGGCCCGGACCAGCGGTGTCCGGTCGAGGGCTTCCATGATCTGGTCGTGCGTGACGCCGAGCTCGATCAGCGCCTCGTAAGGTGCCGGCAGCGCAGCGAAAGTGTCCCTAATCGAACGGGTCGTCTTCATCGTCGTCCTTCCGGGACGGGACACCCGTCCGGGCAGAAGGAGACAAGCCAAGCTCGCGGATGTAGGTCTTGAATTGGGTGCGGTAAGCCGCGGCCACAGTCGTCAAAGGGTTACGGCAGGGGCCGCGCTGCCCCTCGACGATGAGCCCTTCCTTGCTGATCTGCCGCTCACACCACTCAAGTCGGGCAATGCAGATGCAGAGGTCCACGACGGTGAAGTAATCGGTGTTGCCCAGCCCGACGGAGTGCTTCAGGACCGGAACGACGCGGCCCCATTCCTCAGCGGCGCGCTTCCGGCAGAACTTCGAGGCGTCGACGGCGGACTTCTTGCGCTCCCAGCGGTCCAGGTCCCATTCGTACGTCGCCAGCAGCTTCTGGAAGTCCTCGAAGGTGCCAGCGTCGGTGACCTTGGGCTTGACGGGCTTCCGTCCGACCTGGCCGGCGGGGAACTCGTCCACCCATTTCGGTTCGTCGAAGTCAGCCGGCGGGACGGCGACCTGCTCAGGGATGGGACGCTTCCCAGGGTTGCCCTCACGAACAACTGTGAGGGCCGGCTTGCGGGCGGGACCTGGCATCGGAACCCTCCCTGATCAAAAAGCTCTATCCTGCGGCGGTGGGTAAAACCC